TACATATTAACTGGTCAAAGTTTTTAAATTTTACTAAGAATTTCATTTGTCGTTATCAATAGAACTTTCGGTCCATGTGTTTTTGGTTTGATGCATTTCTATTCTACAGTTAGCACAAATACTTTTTAGATTAACCCAGTTGTTGTTTTTTAAGTTTCCATCAACATAAAATACAAACATCTGTTGTTTGTGTTTTGCTTTGAAACCGCAATGTTCGCAGACCAGCTTCTTTTTATATCCAGCTCGTAGCCACCCAGCTACTTGCCTTCCCTTCTTACCCTGATTAGCACAACTAGCGCACTGCTTTCTATAGCGTACCTTACCTTTAGAATAGTAGTTTATTGCTACAGGATTACCGCGACACGTAGGGCATAAAGGTCTTTGCATGCTAGTATTTATGGGCAAACCTTTCGAAAGGCATCTTAATCACCTAAAATCTATAGTGTTATTATAAATATAAAAAAGTTTCTTAAAAAGGAAAAGAACATGGCATTAGTATCCCCAGGATTAGAAATCAGCGTAACAGACGAAAGTCAATACGTTCCAGGTGCAGTTGGAACTGTACCACTTATTATAATGGCCACAGCCCAGGATAAAACAAATCCTTCAGGCACAACAGCCACAGACACAACAGCCGCTAGAGCAGGCAAGTTATTGGCCTACACTAGCCAAAGAGAACTTATTGCCGCAATGGGTTACCCCAGCTTTAAGCAAAGCGCCGCAGGTACACCACTGCATGGCGACGAGAGAAATGAATATGGCTTAATGGCAGCCTATAGTGCATTAGGCAATGTCAACCGAATTTTTGCAATTAGAGCAAACGTTGACCTAGACGAACTAGCACCAACAGCAGTTCGACCAGTAGGCGCAGTAGCTAACAATACACATTGGTTAGATTTGAGTACAAGTACATGGGGAATTTATTCGTGGAACGCTACTACAAATGCATTTACAAACAATACTCCATTGCTGATTACTGAAACCAGTGACCAAACACTAGTAAGTAGCATCTACGTACCTAAAGCCAGCATTGGTCAGATTGGTCAGTATGCTGTATCATTTGGTACAGGAAGCAATGCTAACTTGTTCCTTAAGGCAGGTGGCGATTTGCCAGCAGATGATGCAAAGTATAACACATGGGTAAGACTAGGAACAGATGATTGGGCAACCAGTGTTGCTACAATCAAAGGCACAGCAACTTCGCCAAGTATTCCTGCAAGCACCCCGGCTGCTACACTTACTATTAACGGTACAACAGTTACTATTGGTAACACAGGTGCTAGTAGAACACTAGACCAAGTTGTTAGCTCAATTAACTCTGCCGCAGTTACTGGTGTCACAGCCGCTAATGTAGGCAACAAGTTGTACTTGTATGCTTCAAGTCTAGCAGAAAGTGACGGAGCAACAGCAGACGGAAAGATTGCAATTGCGAACGGGTCAGGCACCCCATTAACAACATTGGGCATTACAGCAGGTACATACGCAAATCCATTATTACTATATGGCGATTTTGCCGCATACCCAAGTTGGAGAAGCAGTGACGCAACACCACGCCCGACAGGTTCTGTGTTTGCTAAACTTGGCGCAACTGGGTCAGGTGCTGATTTGATTATTAAGAAGTACTCAACTACAACAGCAACATTTACCACACAGGCTGCTCCATTCTATAACAGAGCAGAAAACGCACTTTATGGTTTAGACCCAGCAGGTGGCGGTAACGGTATTGCCGCTGGTACACTTTGGATTGCTTATGACCCACTACGTACAGATACAGGTGGTTACAAGCCATTCAGTCGTAGAGTAGCCGGTCAAACAGTAGTAAGTGGAACAGCAACAGCCGCTAACCCATTTACTGCTAGTGAGCAACTGAAGATTGGTGTTACCAGTATTGGTAGTGCAACAATTACAGAATACACAGTAACATTGAGTGGTACATCACCAGCAAGTTTTGTTAGTGACGTTTTAGCACTTAACATTCCGGAATTAGATATCAGTGTAAGTAGCACAAATGTTATTACATTCACTCATATATACGGTGGTGACATTTACCTAACAGACGTATCAGGTACACCAACAGCAGATGCAGGTTTCTCAAGTAGCACAACAGGTACTATATTGTACGCCAATAGTGTGCTTGCATTGACTAACTGGGAAGCACTAACATATACTTACAGCACAACCGAGCCATATCAAGCACCAGCTGATGGCACATACTGGTACTACAGTGATGCCGCTACAGTTGATGTTATGATAGCTGACATAGGCGGATGGAAAGGCTATAAGAGCAGTTACTATGACGGCTCAACTACTGATGCACGTGGTTATGATCTAAGTCTAACAGATGCAAATGGTGTACAGGTTGTAGCAAGCGAACCAGAATTCCAAAGCGACGGCGTTAGCGCACTAGTTGCAGGTGATTTGTGGTTAGACAGCAGTGATTTGGAAAACTATCCAAAACTTTATCGTTATACAGGTACTGCTTGGGGATTGATTGACAACACAGACCAGACAAGCCAGAATGGTATCTTGTTTGCAGATGCACGTTGGGATACAGATGGTACTACAGATATTATCACAGGTAGCCTACCTTCAATCACAAGTTTGTTAGCAAGTGATTACATCGACCAAGACGCACCAGACTATAGACTTTATCCACGTGGTACACTGTTGTTCAACATGCGTAGAAGTGGTTACAATGTTAAACAATATGTAAGTAATAAGTTTAATGCAACAGCGTTCCCTGACTTACCAGCAGTGCCAGGTGCAAGTGGTGCATTGCCAACTGTTAAGAACACATGGCAAACAGCAAGTGGACTACAAAACAGTGGTGCAATGTTTGCAGGCCGCAAAGCGCAACGACAGATGGTTGTATCTGCAATGCAGAGTGCAGTAACAGCAAATACAGAAGTGCGTGAAGATCAATACGCATTCAACATTATTGTTGCACCAGGTTACGAAGAAGTTATTGATGAAATGGTTGCACTAAACAACGATCGCAAAAACACAGCGTTTGTTATTGGTGATACACCGATGCGTTTAGCACCAAATGCTGTTGATATTGCTAATTGGAGCAACAACACCAATGGTGACGGACTAGCAACTGCAGATCCGTACTTGGGTGTTTATTATCCAGCAGGTCAAACTAGCGATTTGCAAGGTAACACTATTACTGTTCCTGCAAGTCACATGGCACTGCGCACAATGATCTTTAACGACAATGTGGCATATCAGTGGTTTGCACCAGCAGGCACAAGACGTGGTTTGGTAGATAATGCTAGTAGTATTGGATATATCAACTCAGCCACAGGCGAGTTTGAGTTCAACAGTATTAGAGTAGGACTACGTGATACATTATACGAAAACAAGATCAACCCAATTACCAATTTACCAGGTGTTGGACTAGTTGTATTTGGGCAAAAAACACGTAACCCAACCACAAGCAGTCTTGACCGTATCAACGTTGCACGTCTTGTTAACTATATTAGAACAATACTTGCAAGAGTTGGCGACGGCTTCTTATTTGAACCAAATGATAAGATTACCCGGGACCAGATTTCAAACGTTATCAGTGGTGCAATTAATGATCTAGTTGCAAAACGTGGTGTGTATGATTACTTGGTAGTGTGTGATGATTCAAACAACACTCCAACACGTATTGCACGTAACGAGCTGTATGTTGATATTGCTATAGAACCAATGAAGGCAGTTGAATTTATCTTCATTCCAATTCGACTTAAGAACCCAGGTGATATAGCCGCAGGTAATTTATAATAGTAGCACATAATGGAGCCTTCGGGCTCCATTAACACAATGGGTATTTTCGATAAATATCTATAACAGGAGAACAAGATATGGCAATAGCGTCATTAAACAAATTTACAGTACCTTTGAGTACAGACCAAAGTGCAAGTGCTCAAGGTTTACTAATGCCAAAGATGAAATATCGCTTTCGGGCGGTGTTTGAAAACTTTGGTGTAAGCACAGACAGAGTTGAATTAACCAAACAAGTCAGTGAAATCACAAGACCAACTGCTGTTTTTAACGAACAAACAATCGATGTTTACAACAGTAAAGTTTATCTAGTAGGCAAACCAAACTGGGAAACAATATCAGTTACTCTACGTGACGATGCAGGTGGAAATGTTAGTAAACTGGTTGGCGAGCAGGTTCAGAAGCAATTTGATTTTGCTGAACAGTCAAGCGCAAGTTCGGGCATTGATTACAAATTTGTTCTCAGATTTGAAATGTTAGATGGCGGCAATGGTGCAAACGAAGCAAATGTACTTGAGACATGGGAATTGTACGGAGCATTTATTAACAACGTAAACTATGGTGATATGAACTATAGTTCAAATGACCCAGCTACTATTGCTCTAACAATTAGATACGACAACGCTATACAAACACCAGACGGAACAGGTATTGGTACAGCAGTTGGCAGAACGCTAGGCGAAAACATTACAGGTGTAACCTAATAGTTTTTCTAACTAGAAAAAATACCCAGAGTAAATCCTGGGTATTTTTTTGGGCTAAATACCATATAAGGT